ACCTACGAGATGCAGTGCATCATTAACAATGTAGGTGTGATTTGGTACAGGACATTTGGCGTCTGACCAATCGGTAATCTCTTTAAGATACTTCATGTAATTCTAACTCCCCTATTAACTCTGAGACATCACCCACCCATGTAGGATTGTCGATTTCATCAGAACGAAAATCTCCTTCTTGCACTTCGATTGAAGTGATGTAGTCAAATGAACCATTTAGTCCATTGTATCTGTTGACATGTTTCATGACCAGTGCAGCTGCACTTGCCTCAGTCAAACTAGGTGAATGGTAGTAAGAGTGTTCGCCCTCACCATATGCGTTCTCCTCGTACACAAGGGTTTCGACATCGAACCCAATAACATAATCAGAACCTCCCTTAAACTTATGGAAGTTAGTGCCGTACTCTTCGACATTTTGGGTGGTTATTACATATTGGTTTCTCATATCAGTCTCCTTTTTTATTACTGTTCCATTCTACTAAAAAGTGAAGGTCATTGTCAACCCTACCATGACAAACATGTGTAAGGTTCATAACAACCTGAAACACCGATAGCGGAGTTATCGCAACCCCTACCATCCATCCAGAGTTCGAGTTTAATCTCATCAAACTCTTTGATGTGTAGTATCATGTGTTCAAATGTATTTTGTAGATTGTTCTGGAAAACATCTTTCCAGTTAGTCTTTTGAATTGGTTTGACTAGTAAAGAATTATCACTAACCTTTTTGATGATTGCAGTATATTCCATACCGTCTTTGACATATTTACAGGTATCTAAACCCTCTTCTATGTAACCGTTAAACAAACTCATTGACATGCCTCCTCGAACCTAAGTTCGAACAGTTTTGCGATAAACCCATGTTCACCACCCACTGGACTTGGTACATTTTCAATACCGAATTCTTTCTCTATTGCAAAGATTACATTCCAGATATCTTTATCTGCCATCTCTAAGATGTTTTCCATAATATCTTCTTTGATATTATCATTAACTTGATTACTCATATTATCTCCTTTCTTCATCATGGAATAAGGATACTAAAAAGTAAGGCCTGCTGTCAACCCCTAGGCGTGATTAATTCTATGTTTATCTCTTAGAGCTTGTGCTTTGGGATTATCAGTGAAGTTGCGACAATAAAGAAGATTACTGTCTGGATTAGTTTTCCACCTGTCAAAACCCCATTTGTTGGTGAAATCGATTAATGGTTGATTGTCTTCTCCACAATAACCAGTTATGTAAGGATGAATGTCACATATACGAGCAAACAATTGATTCATGGCATCAGGATACTTTCGTTCAGGATCCATATCTAAACAGATATCTGCACCGAAGTAACCCAATCCTTCACCGTAATGTTCGTCTTCAGGTTCATTTACGAATTGCACCATACCTGCAAAATAACCAATCACTTTGTTTTCGTGTTTGATTACCCAAGCATCTCTCATGTTTATCCCAATCCATTTCCATGCCTCTAGGTGCCATAGTTCTGAATGGTGATGATGTATGCCTGAATGTTGTACTCTATGACAACCTTCTGCATATTCTGGTCGCATTAAGTCTAATTCATATTTCATAATATATCCTAATTGGAGCTACTGGTCAGAATCGAACTGACTACCTGCTGATTACAAATCAGCTGCTCTACCGAGTGAGCTACAGTAGCGTGTCTAAATGTTCTAAGTCAATGTTATTTGCATCTAAGAGTTCAATCTTAAATTCATCGGTCTCTCTTAAAAATTCTACTGAGTGTGGCAATTCAACACCTTGTGATGCCAATCTATCAACTGCCTCTGTAAACTCTCTGTAGGTATCTCTATCGACCTTAACTTGTTTCTTTGCTGTCACTGGTATCATATCTATAATGTTCATCTTCCTACTGCCCCTAAGTATTTGTGTTTACATTCATCCCATGACATAGATACAATATCATCATAGAATAATGTTTCTGTTAAGTTTTGTCTCTCTGCGTTCATGAGGTTATTTATTCGTTTAGCCGCATACTTATCTTTCCATAACTGAGTAAGTGTTTCGACTGAACCATCATTGTTGTTTCTTATCAATTGGTCTTGTTCTATCTCACCTCTAAGAAATTCTCTAGTGTTTTCATAGAAACAAGAATAGTAGATACCTCTTTGATGGTCTGACTTCTGCAACTCTTTTGGTATCTTAAGTTGCGAGTACATGAATTGTCTCATACGATTTCTATGGTCTCTCTTAAGAGTCTGACCACTTTCTCTCTTTGCAACATACAATAAGAAGTATCTCTCATTGAAATGGTGTTCTGCATAGTCTAGCATCTTTCTTTCAGTCTCTTTGGTCATTTCAAATGATAATGAACCTTGACTGTATCCCATTTTCTTCCAATGTTTGAGTCTGTCGTATTGTGATAACCCACCTGTCTTAGATTTACCATAGAGAGATGTAGTAGTCATACCGACTAGTTTATCTCCGTAGTTTTCTTCCCATTGTTTCTGTATCACATCGGCAGTACATAACAATGCCATGAGTTTACCACCAGTGTAATTGAACCCTAGTGGTTGTGTTGGTAGAATACTTGAACCTATGGCGCTGTTGTTTAGTTTACCACTATTCGTTTTGTATATTCTTTCCCACCCAATGTAATCATCTCTAGGTGTTAAGTCGATAAAGTCACCTGTAATACAGATAACACCAAGATACTTCTCGGTCACTTTGTCTCTAACAATGTAATGTAGATTTCTACCTATGTTTGATGAGTTCTTTTGTGAGTGTGTCATTGTTCTAAGACAATTCCATTTCTCTGTAAGAGTACCAGCAGACTGTCTATCTTTGTTCGAGTCTGTATAAATCAGTTCTGGTTCTAGTTTCTCAAAGTCTTCGTATGAATTAGGAAACCATATGTTGTTCTTAGTCTCATTGATAAGTTTTAAATGGTCTTCATTAACAAAGTTAGTCTCTTCGCCAAACAATGTAGAAACTGTTTGTGTCGGATACTTCATGTGTATCTCTTGGTACTTCTGATATAAGGTGTATTCTGCTACACCCATTTTAGATACGAATGATAAATCTTTTATCAGTAGTTCTCTGAGTTCTTCTTTTGATACGATGTCTTTCTCAACCCTATTGGCCTGATATTCATCGAATTGTTTTTGTACAAATGGTTCCATAATTACATATTAAAATCGTTAAACTTAGTTGAAGGTCTTGCCCTATCAGCGACAGGTATACTATCATCGATTAACATTTCGCCATCTACTAATTCTTCTTGTGCCTCTTGTTCTACATCATAGAGTTTCATTCTTGCTCTATCGATACCTATTACAAATCTCTTAAAGATTGTAGGGTCATTGTATCTGTTTTTTAACTGTTTCACTACGAGTTGGTCTAACTCTTCTAGTTCTTCAGATGTAATCAATGCAAACATCAAGTCTGCTGTTGCAGGTAACCCAAATGATTCTGAAGTATCTTCAAGACCAATATCAGTAGAACCAAAACCACTTCTTGTTGTTTGTGTTGCACTCATAATAGGTACATCACATTCTACTGCAACACCTCTAAGTTCTTCTGCAATACTCTTAACTAGTGTATAAGAGTTTGCCCCAGCACCTGGTCTAATTCTCTGAGAGGCACATATGTTTAGATAGTCGATAAAGATGATATCAGGTTTGAAGTCTTTCTTAATCTCTAGTTCTTGTAATAGATGTCTAAAGTGACCTGCATGGGCGGCTGCAGTAGGATATTCTTTTACAATAAGTTTACCTTGAGTCTTAGATTTAAGTCTACCAATCTTCTTGCCGTATTCTTTCTTAGACATATCAGGCAAATCTTTCATAGGTACATTCATAATGTTTGCATCTATTCTCTCTGCAATTCTTTCTTCTGACATTTCAAGTGTAATATAAAGTACATTCTTGTTCATCATCAATGCACTTGCAGCCATGTGACACATGAATAAAGATTTACCAACACCAGTACCTGCGAGACAAATGTTTAATGTCTTATTGGGCAAACCACCTTTGGTAATCTTGTTGAAGTATTCTAAGTCAAACGGAAGTTTCTCTTCTTCTGTTGTGTAGAACTCATATCGTTCTTCTGCATCTTCTAAGACATCATGACCAATGTGTTGGTCAAATGATACTGACAATGCATCTTTCAATAGTTCTGGTATCTCACCTGTAGACCTTTGCGACTTCTTATCAATGACTTCGATTGAATCCATGACTGCAATATAGATTGCTCTATCTTTGCACCACTTCTCTGTTTCATCTACTAACCAATCTATTGGTGTCTCTTCTTCTGGCATTGAGCCCAACAACTCTTTACAACCTGTAATGATATTCTCTGAATGAGATGTATCATTGTCTAGGTTTATGAGAAGTGCTTCGAGTGTTGGGCTCTTGGTGTATTTTTCGAAATAAGATTTTATCTCGTTATACACCAACTGCTCAGATGAATCGGCAAAGTACTCAGGTTTAAGAAAAGGAATTACTTTTCGTGTAAACTGTTCACTCTGAATCAGGTTCTTCAGGATTGTCTGTTCTATTCTCATTGCTTCCATACTTAAAATAATTGTTTGCGACTTTTTCTAATCTCTCCATTACATCTGGAGTGAAATACTTTTCGGGATTGTTGTTAATTGTTTTACCAAATTCTGTTTTGCCATTTGGTAATAACACCCTTGTACTTGACTTCTGGAATACACCACTTGCAAGTGCCATGTCTAGCAGACCATAGTATCTATCTAAGCCTGAGTCATATGTTAATCTTACATCGACCATTCTATTTTCTACAGTCAATCTTGATTTGGCGTTCTTACAGTGTATAATATTTCCAATGATTTCTGTACCCTCTTTTTCTTTTCTTTTTGAAAGATAGATGATTGAACTAGCGGCATACTTGAGACCACTACCCCCACCCATTTCTTTCTGAGGAAACATAGAACCAATCACATCATATGTATGATTAGTCACAATCATTGGAACACCTGCACGACCTAGTTTTAAAGTTAATACTCTAAATGCACCCTTAGTAATTTGGGCACGAGTCATGTCTTTGGTTTCTTTTCCGTCAGCAGTATCTTGTATCTCTTTGGTAGTTGATAACATACCAAGTGAGTCTAAACAAAACATCATCGGAGGTCTTTCATCCTTTGGTGTCTCTAAGTACTTGTCGAGAATATTGATTGCCTGATTTCTGAATTCTTGTACTGTTACCACAGGCACGATAACAATTCTATCTGAGTCTATACCCCTTTCTTCAATCATTGCTTTACTGATTGCGGACTCTGACTCAAAGTAGATAACAGCAGATTCAGGATTATCTGCAAGGAATTGTTTTACCATTCCCAATGCAAAGAAAGTTTTACCTGTTGCTGATTCACCAGCGATTGCGGTGATTTTGTTTTTGGGTAGACCACCATATAGTGACCCACTCAGCAAAGCATTAAATATGTACGACCCACTATCTACGAATGAATCTACATCACCAGCATTGACGCCATCGGAAACTACTCCTGCGTATTCATTGCCTGATGCTTTGACTAAATCTTTTATAAATGACATTTCACTTCTCCATAATATGTAATATACTAATCTAGTATACTAGAAGATGTGTTATTTGTCTAGTAGGTTTTCTTCTAATTCTGGAAAGTCTTCAC